GCAGATTTCACATGCATATCTGAAATATTGATACATATTTTCTATGTTGTCAAATGAAATCTTTTTAAATCTATTTTTATCATAACAAGTTTGGCAACCACAAAAATCCATAATCAAAATTCTTTTAGAATTTCAGAATACCATGTAGATTTGGTGGAGAATAATTTGGCCCCTTCATAATCTTACCATCCTCTCTTTTAATAGCTTTACCATCTTCTCCTAATTTACTCATATTTGATCGTTGGATTTCATTGAAACATGCATCTAGATCAATACCATAGGCATGTCCTGCACCATATACAACATATAGTAAATCTGTGAGAGCATCAGCAATTTCAATTAAATTTTTTCGTGAATCGTTAATAAATTTTAATTTATTTGGCCATTCAATACCAGAATCGTCACTATCTTCTAAATCGTATTGCTTAGCCATAGCTTCATGTAATTCACTAAGTTCTTCGTAAATTAGATCATGCCGCAATTCACGAATTTTTTCTGATGGGAACCTTGCAGTAGTATGAACGTCTTGCTCATACGCCTTCATAAATTCACCAACTTTTTGAAAATTTGTTTGTTCCATAATTTATTTCCCTATTGTATATTTTGAGACTAAATTCCAGGAGGATTTTTCACCAAATGGAAGAATTTTAATATTTTTGATAATTTCTTTATCAATATCATCTTTATAATTACTATTATCAATTTTTATGAGTTTCCAATCATGAAGTAATTTTACAATATAATTACGTCTATCATAATCACTAACTTCAATATCTGAGAATTTCTTATCAAGAAGGAATAATTCTTTAAAATGAAGAATACCATACATTCCACGTTTATGAAGAATGTGACAAGATTGGTATAGAGTTTTATTTTTATTTGATGCAATACCAATACGAGTGAGGGTTTCTTTAATTTTTAGAAAATCTGTGTCATTGATTTTAATTTCAATACCATTCCTACTAAAGACATTATCATATTCATTACTATTCATTGTTTTCACTTTCATCCTTTTTACTATAACGTTGTTCAATTTTTTTAAATTGACTTTTAGATAACAATTTATTTATGGTTGATGCACGGCGAAGATTAACGTTATATGCTCTTGATATGAGACTTAATTTATCAAATATATCATCAGATTTAGGTGGCCACTTTGACCATCTATTCTTTTTTCTAATAGCATTCATATAATAGTCATATTGATATTTACGTGGAATTTTATTATTAATATTCATTTCATTACTATAGAGAATAGTATCTAAGTATAATGAAAATCCTTTATTTACAATAAATGCATTATATTCAAGTAATAGTTTTTCAGTAGTAGATTTACTGGTATCCTTTATCCATGATAAATTTTTAATTACATCAAATACGTTTGTTTCTTTAATTCCGGTATCATTATCATGCTGTAAGTTTTGGGTCATTATTCACTATCTTTTTTGGTTTAGGTTTATTTGGAAAAATTGGATCAGATGTTATTTTAATTGAACATTTCTTACATACTGTGTAATTATTGATATTAACGATCTTATTTTTCTCCGTTACATCAATAAGAGTAACTAACGTGCAGAAATATTTATATAATGGAATTGCTTCCTCACATGAAAAACATACTCTATTTTCCTTGGATTTCTTAATTGGAGAAAGAGATAATAACCTTTCTCCATTAATTTCCATGTATTCCTCAAAATCCATTATTTATACTCAATCGTCATTAATTCTGTTAGACACGCAGCTAAATTAATCTCCTGGGATGCAACAAATGCTGATTGATATTGATATTTACCAATAATTAAAATAGCATCAGGAATTGAGTCCTTCATACATTGTGGCAATAACATTTCATATAAGCTATTATATACGTTAATACCTAAGTTACTGTATAATTTACCAGTATAGTTTCTAATCTCAGTAAAATTCTTAGTCTTTAGAAAAGATACTAATGAGGTAACATCCAGATCACTTTCCAATAATGAGTCTAATGTAATATCGCCAGTAATTGATAACCCTTGTAGTTTATTTAAAATTTTGCGAAAATCTGGAAAATCTTTTTGAATAATACTTGTCAATGCATTTTTGTCATACTTTACATTTTCATTATCGAGAATATATCTACATTTCTTATAGAATTCCATGGCAACGTCAGGAATTTCTTTATTCTTGAATTTGAATTCAATTACATGACACCTACCATGTAGAGGCTCGATAATCTTATTGAACATATTACATGTGAGAATAAACCCACAATTATTTTTATGTTCATCCATGAAATTACGTAAGGCTGGCTGAGTAGAATTATGATTTAAATAATCTGCCTCATCCAAAATCACAATCTTACGTTTATCCTTGAATGATACTGTAGATGCGAAATTCTTAATCTCATTCCGCAGAGTATCAATCCCACCATCCATACTACCATTGATCATAATATAGTCAAGATCAAGCTGTTCAACAATAGCGCGGGCAACTGTGGTTTTCCCAATTCCAGGTGTTCCTGTTAAAATTAAATTTGGGAAATTTTCATTAGATACTATTCCATTTAGAACGTCTTTAATCCTACTAGGTAAAATACAATCGTTAACCGTTCTTGGGCGATATTTCTCTTCCCAAATGAAACTTTCTATACTCATATTATTATCTCCATTATATAATTATTGTTATTCTGCGTTAGATGGCGCAACCCAATAGATTATCGCTTTATCTTCACTCTCAAATTGTAGTAATTTAGAAGTTGGAATAGTCGTAATATAGTTTCTCTTAATTAATTTAAGATTATCAATATTAAAAACTCTCTTAAAATTAGTTGTAATTTCATCATTAATATTTTTAGTCGCAATGATATAACTACTAGATGTTTTATCCTTATAATTACCCGCGATAATATTAATTTCTCCGGTATCACTATCACCTTCAATAGTAACATCCTTTGATTTTAGAATACTACAAGCCTTTAGAATATTATCGAAATCAGATGAACTAAAATAAAATTGAGTAATAACATCAGTAGGAGAAATATCAATTCTCTTATATGGTGAACTGATAATACTATCTACATTAGTAAATGTATATTTTACAGTTTTATTGTCATCCTTTAGAATAATCTGATTTTTAGTAAACTCAGCTTTAGGTTCATTCAGAATTGATAAAATTCCTAGAAATTCATTTAAATCATAGATTGCAAATTCAACGGGAATTTCTACATTCACCTTAGCCATTGAAACAATATTCAATTCTTTTGATCGCGTGGAAACTATATTTCCTGGTTTAAATAGTATTGAGGAATTAATAATACTATAATTCCTCAATACTTCAATTAGATTATTCGTAAATTGCATAATATAGACTCCAATTATTAGTTATAATTAAGTAGTAATCTTTTTATTCTTTTTTAACTGACTAACATCAGCCGTGGCGCTTGCTCCTAATTGTGCAAGGTCTGCAAGAGTTCCCCCAAATATGTATGATCCAACATGCTGTAGAGCAATCCATGGGCATAACCATACTTTACCTCCCATCTTTCTCACATTTTGACAAAAGAAATAATCTTCTGATAAATATCTTTTTGACTCTGGATCAATAACACAATCGAAATACGCTGTAATTTCTCTACTACCATCGAATGCATCCGTGCGAACATGGTCAGGCTTATAGCTATACTGCGGATACGCCTCTTTGTAAAGGTCAAAAGTTTTACGACGAATCATCATAAAGCCAGTTCCAGTTTCCATAACTTCGGCAGGTTCATTAATTTGAATATGAGTAGTATTGCCAGCAGGATTAAATACATAATCTCCAACATATTTATTTAAATTTTCTGGATCATCATCAGCAAATCCTTTATCTACAGCCATTTTAATTTTTTCCCAAGATATGCATTTTTTGGGATACGGACCTGCAAGGACATCATATGGTGATTCATCTGATTGCATTGCTAACATAGCAATAACATCATTAGCATTGAAACCAATATCAGCGTCAACGAATAGAAAATGTGTTGAGTCACTACGTAGAAATTCATCTACACAATAATTTCTTGCCCGAGGGATTAGTGATTCGTTGAATAAAGAGTAGAATTTCATTTCTATTCCATATTTCATACAAACCGCTGTCAGATCAGATATCGACCTATTATAAATGCCAGCACACATGCCGCCGAACATTGGACTGGCCAAAAATAATTTCTTTTTTTGTAGTTCTTCGTGGGTAATTTTAATTTCCATTATTAAATCCTTTAATTATTTCATATTATTTGATTGATTTTATTGAGACTAGATTTTATCATATTGACAGGAGTTCAACTCTACTGTATATCATAGTCTGCAATATTATATATGAATTCAAAAAACATAAATGAGGAAAAATATGAGTTTTATCACAACAAATGACGATGCAATGGGAAATTCTAATTTTGAGAGAAAAGAATTAGATTATTATCCAACACCATCTTGGGTTACGGCCGCACTTATTGATAGTCTATTTGAAAATCGTCATGTGAGCGAACATTATAACGTATGGGAACCTGCTGCTGGTGAAGGACATATGGTTAATATATTAACTAATCATTTTCTTAAATTACGATATTCAGATATTAAGGATTATGGTTATCGGAATGATAGTATGCACCTTAAATCATTTGTTACTGGTGATTTTTTAGCTGATACTGGCAGCGCAGGATATTCAGATATTCTTGGAGAAAATTTTCATGCAATTATTACCAATCCACCATATGGTGATGATGCAGAGAAATTTATTAGAAAAGCATTACAACTTTCTGGAAGAACTATTGGTGTCTGTGCATTCCTATTACGCAATGAATATGACTGTTCCAAGGGTCGAGTAGATTTGTTTAACCAATATCCATTTGCTCGTAAAATAGTTTTGACCAGCCGACCAAAATGGATTGAGGGATCAACTGGCGCACCAAGACACAATTATTCCTGGTATATTTGGGATTATAAATATATAAACAAGTTACCAGTTATTGAATATTACGTTCGTCCATCCAGTAAGAAAGATGACAAAGCCTGAAATTAAGTGTTGACATGGATGCCCGATCTGAGTATAATGCGACCATAGAATAAAGGCCCCTTAGCTCAGCGGAATAGAGCAACAGCCTAATCTTCTCCTTGTATAAATATACGAAACAAGGAGAAGATCATGGTTTGGAGTAATGAAGCACGAGAAAAGGCGATTTTGACTAAACGTAAAAACGGACATACTAATCAATATACTAAAGCTAAACTAGAAAATAAACCTATTCCAGAAAATCCGAATAAAGGTGGTATAGGACATTTTAAAGGTAAGACACATTCCAATGAAGCGAAACAGAAAATAAAAATTAAAGCATTAGCTTCTTCACATAGAAGATTACGAAAAAATACAATTATATATAAAGGAGTTATGTTGGACTCTACTTGGGAATTAGAGTTGGCGAAAAGTTTAGATGAAAATAATATTAAATGGATAAGACCTAATCCCATTCAATGGGAAGATAGTAAAAATATAAAACATAATTATTTTCCAGATTTTTATCTTTCTGAATATGATATATTTGTGGACCCTAAAAATCCTCATGCTTATAATATTCAAAAAGATAAGATAGATATTCTTAAAATACAGATTAAAAATCTTATTTTTCTTAGAAGTATGAAAGAAATAAAAGAGTTTGCTCTTATGGTGAAAGGGAAATCACACGGGTCTTCTAAACCCAGAGTCTAGGTTCGAGTCCTAGTAAGAGCGCCAATTTAATAATGAACAACAGGAACTTTATGATGAAACGATTTTTTAAGTATCTAATTGTTGGATCACTTCTTTTTTCTGGTGGCGCAACTAATATTAGTATTGCGGCTCCGCCAGAAAATGCCGATCCGGCATTAGGTCCATTTTTTAAGTCATTAAAAATTCCAGGAACTAATGTATCCTGTTGTGATATGTCGGATTGTCGTCCAGTTAAATTTCGTATCAACAATTCAAAAATCGAAATTTATACAGATTCAAAGACGTTTTCAGATGGAACAAATGAATGGGTGGTTGTTCCAGAAGGTAGAGTATTAAGCCCAAGAGAAAATCCTGTTGGAGAACCTATTGCCTGTTGGACCAAACCAATTGGTGTTATTTGTTTTCTTAATGGATCAGGAGTTTAATCAATTTTATAAAGGAAATATATTATGCCAAATACTCAAATTATTAAATATACACGGCCATAAGGATATTATATTGAAAAATAGTAAATATATTGTATATCTAAATTGTTGTCATTTAGAAAAATGTGATTATTATGATTATAAAGAAGATATGGAAAATAAACTTAGGAAATTTTTAGATAGTAATGATATATTAATTATTATTGATAATACCCAATCAACATCAATTTTAGAGGTATAAATAGGAAATAACTTAGGGTGCCAGAAATAGCTTTATGGGCCACTCTGCAAAAGTGGATTAATGTGGGTGCGAGTCCCATCCCTAAGTCCAATTTTCTATCTATATTTACTGTTCAGTAAATATCTTAGATTTATTCCATTTATAGAAGGTAAGGAAAGATTATATTGAAGTTGTTTCTAGATCAATCAATATAATGGATGACTGATCATCATTCAAACAGAGCATGGGCACACTATAAATCTTGTAGTGAGATACCGCACTGGCCAAGCTATAGATGGGATAAATTTAAGACAATATAGGAATCAATGATATGACAATTTTTAGATTTCTTGTAGTGAATAGAAATAATAATCTTTTGAAAAAATTTACTAATTCAAAAGCAGTAGAATTATTTCTTGGAAATAAGAATGTTGATGACTATATCATCATTAAAAATAATTCGGATGGAATAAGAGTTGTGAATTTACATGATTTGAATAGTCCAGTTAAAAGTGATTAAAAAAGGGATGGTATACCACTAAAGACGTGGCCTGGACTGTAAATCCAGTGTTCGATTGAACTGATAAGGAGCGTTACCTTGACATCCCACCAAATTTTTCATTATTGGTTACTATATAAAATACAATAATATTAATCCCAGCTAGCTCAATGGTAGAGCACTTGACTGTAGGACCAAGCGCAGAATGCAGTTGGGTGGAATATACCCGACATTGCCGTGCAATACGGATAGGTCCGAGATTAATCAGGTGGTTGCAGGTTCGAGTCCTGCGCTGGGAGCCATTTTTCCTCTTGACTTCGATAATCAAATAGAGTAGTATCCACAAACAATAGAATATGGGTCTGTAGCTTAATTAGTTAAAGCCGTCACCTCATAAGTGATTTTATGTCAGTGCAAATCCGACCGGACCTACCAAATTATTATGTTAGCCAAATTTTATACTAGATTAAAGGAGATTTGAAATATGAATATTTTCTATTTGGATCATGATCCTTATGCTATTCCTCCAATGATGGTTGATCGCCATGTAGTGAAAATGATTCTAGAGTCGGCGCAAATGTTGTCAACGGCACATAGAATTGTTGACAATGCCGATAATGACGTGTTATATAAGGCCACACATATTAACCATCCATCAACAAAATGGATTCGTGAAAGTAAGTCTAACTATAATTGGTTATATCATCATTTCTGCTATCTGGGAATGGAGTATAATTTTCGTTATGGTAAAATTCATAAATCTATTTCTAAGCTATCAGATATTCTAAGATATGCACCTAAAAATTTAGTAGATATTGGTCTGACTAAAATACCATGTGCTATGCCCGATGAATATATTATATCTGATGATTCAGTAGTCAATTATAGAAATTATTATATTAAAGGTAAGTCTCACTTACATAAGTGGACAAAACGCACACCCCCAGAATGGATTTCATCATAATGTATTTTACCAAATTAGAATTTAAAACTTCATTCGTATTATTTGAAATTGAACGAAATATTACTAAATTTGAAAGGCGATTAGCTAAGTTTAAAGAAGGTAATGAATTAATTGAAAATGAAATTACTAAACTTAAATTATTCAAAAGTTTTATTATTGAATCTCAACAGGAGTCTATTCAATTAGATTTTGAAACATACTGTAAATTAGTAGATTGAAAGATATAAAATCATAAATAATAACGATAAATTAACGGGGATTTAACATGGTTCCAGCGGGGGGGAAGCATCTTTTAATTGACTATTGGGATATCCGAGAAGAATTATTAGATGATGTGAGTAAGATACAGGAAATTTTAATTGCTGGTGCCGAATTAGGTGGTGCCACGGTTTTATTTTCATATATGCATCCCTTTGGGGAAGATTATGGAGTAAGTGGAGTAATAGTTCTTGCAGAAAGTCACATTTCGTGGCATTCTTGGAAAGACGAAAATTTCGTGGCGATTGATATTTTCATGTGTGGAAATTGTGATCCAGAAATTACTGAAAAATATTTTAACAAAATGTTCCAGCCATTACGGAGTGTGAAACATTTAAGAATGAGAGGGAACTAAAATTATGGAAAATAAATATTGGGGTTATCATGGAATTTTTGATTGCTATAAAGGTGATATTTCAAAGGTTACATCCCCAGAAAATATCAGGAATTTTATCATTGATTTAGTAAAAACTATTGATATGGTTGCATATGGTGAACCAATTATTGAGCATTTTGCGCTTCATGATCCTGAGAAGGCCGGATGGTCATTGGTTCAATTGATTGAAACTTCCTCAATTACTGCACATTTTCTAGATAAGACTGGTGATTTTTATATGGATGTATTCTCATGTAAACCATATGATATTCAATTAGTGAAAAATTGTATTCAGGAATATTTCAATCCAGAAAATATTGGAACAATTACATTAGCTAGACAGGCTAATCCTATTAATCAAACTAATTCGTAAATATATTATGGAAAATAGTAGACAAATTATACTTGATAAATTTAATGAAAACGAAAAGGCCATTACAAATAGTATTAAAGAATTATCTTCATTACGAGATGAACTTCATAGTTTAAGAATAGCTTATGGTAAGTCTAATGAAACAAAATATTCCCACAATGAACTTATTCTTATTAGTAAATAATTACGAGTAAGAATACTTAACGTGCTATATAAAAATAGGGCCTTGATATGAACCGGGCTTCATGTTAAACTATCGGCGGGCTTATGTCCCGCCTTTTTTATTTATAAGGAGAAGTATTTTGAAAAAGTTTGGAGCAATTACTTTGCTCATTATAGGGATGTTAACATTCAATAATGGACAAGTGTATGCTACATCAACTAATTCTGGTGATAGTAATGAATTAAATATCGTAAAAACATATAATGCCAAGGTATCTTGGTATAAACATGGAACAAAAACCGCCAATGGTGAAAAATTCAATCCTAACAATCTGACTGTAGCCCACAAAAATCTACCCTTCGGAACCCTGGTTAGATTTACCCATCCTGACACACAGAAGACCGTCATAGCCCGTGTAAATGATAGGGGACCCTACATCAAGGGTCGAGAGTTTGACGTGTCTCTGCGCTGTGCTGTATACCTTGGCATTAAATATGTTGGGGTGACTAAAATGAAGGTTGAAATTCTGAAATCTTAATAGGAGATATATTATGAGTGAAGTTTATACAAATGGGTTTAACGTCCACGATCATCTAAAGAATAATACAGTAGAAGAATTACAGGAAATCTCTACTAAGGATAGATTGAATTTTTCTGTATGTCTATTCAATCTGGACTATGATAATAATATCGGTAACTGCATTCGCACCGCTCATATTATGGGAGCGAAGAATGTTTATATTTTTGGTAAGCATCGGTTTGATTCTAGGTCTACTGTTGGCTGTAAGAATTACACGAACATTATTCGTCATACGATTCCAATTGATTTATCTGAAAATGATTTACGAAAAGAATTTAACCGAATGATGGTTACTAATAATATGGTCCCATTATTCATTGAGAAAACCCAGAATTCTATTTCTATTGATGAATTGCCAAACTGGATGGATAATGATAATTTTGACTATTGGTATCATTATTGGGATAGATCACCAAATTTTACTCTAGTATTTGGGAATGAGAATAAAGGTATCCCTGATAGTATCGGTAATAATTGCAATAGATTTCATATTCCACAATTAGGTGTAATTCGATCATTAAATGTTGCTTCTGCTGCGGCTATTGCAATGTATGAAATGAATAAATACTGTAGTCAACATCAATAATAAGGATTAAATAATGAATATTTTAATTTACACTAAATCTGATTGTCCGTATTGTGTGAAAACAAAGCAATTTCTACGAGACAAAAATCTAAATTATAATGAGAAAGTTATTGGTGTAGATATTACATCAGAAAAATTCACTAGAACAATTCAAGCAACAGTTCCAGCTATTTTTATTGATGATAATTTCATTGGTGGATATGATCAATTAATGATGCTCAATACAGTGGCGCCAGAAATATTAAATGGATAATAAAATCATTGACTACTCCTTATTGAAAGGATATGCATTAGCTATTTTTTATAAGAAAGATGGGTCATATCGTAGAGTAGTTTGCACCACTAATCTAAAATTAATCCCAAAGGATAAATGGCCAAAAACCAATATCCCCTGGGATGATAATGTTAGAATTTTTGATTTAGATGAAAATAAATGGAAGTCTTTTAAGAAAATTAATTTTATTGGTTTAGTTGAATTACAGAAACGATAGAATATTACACTTTCTCAAAATGATATCCCCAGAATATTTTCATTAATATTCTTTTCCATCTAGCTATATCATATCTCACAGTATAGAAAAATGTCTCATATTCCCCCAAGGGATAAATTTTCCATTTAATAGATTCCTGATCGCGTGTAGTGTATAGTAATACATTTTTTGGCAAATCTAATTCATAAATATCTTCCATACTCATATCCGTGATTTCATTATTTGCACTATTTTTATTATTACTACTCATTATCATTAACCTTTTTCTTTTCAATTATATTAGATTTTACTATTCTACAAAAAATCCATTCATTATAATAATCATCTTTTTCTAGGACTTTTCTAGAAAACTGTTCCCTGGCTTCATGATAAGTGGCCAGGGATTTTTTATGACATAAATGTAGAATTTGTCTACTAAAATTTTCCTTACCATATTCCTTAACGTCTAATAATAAAGATTTGGATGATCCATAATATTTCTTCCAATCACTTTCTTTTTTCACCGTCTTCTTTAATTTTCTCGTTCCCTGATTAACCCGAAGAATATTAACGAAGGTTTTCTTACCAATATATTTTTTATTATTAATAGTATTAGTGATGATATAAACAAAACATAGACTATTCTTTATATCATCACTCGTAAAATTTTTATTTTTATACGTCCAGGGATTGTCATAGTCCATAATTAATTATTCGTCTAAATCTTCGTCATCGTCATCATCATAGAAAGTCTCATCTAAATCTTCCCCACAATATGGGCAATAATTTATTGAATCCCCATCATTCCCTTCTTCATTAAGCAGAACACTAAATTCAGCATAACAATGATTACATGTAATATTCATAATTTCTCCTATTAAACTTTAAATACTAAAAAATCTTTTTCTAATTTTCTTGATTCTACTGTATCATATTTAGATAGTAGATTTCTCATTACCCATTCCCATTGATTTGAAATTTTCGTAATGTTATATCTAGTATCTGTATATGTCTTAACATAATTTAAATAATTTTCTAATTTTTTCTCTTTGATTTGCATAATTGCTGAATGTAATGTCTGTAGAAAAATATTCGCATGATTGCTATGGTCACTGTCCCCCTGATACATGAGATTAAGCCCACCAGACGTGTCAGGAAGGGCCGCAAAGTTTGGATGGACACAAAGTAGCCCAGCACTCATAGCCTCGATCAGCGCCCTACAGGAAGTCTCCTGCCATATACAAGGATAGGCGAAGATATCTGATTCCGACAAATATTCTCTAACCGTATCATATGGAGCAAACCCATGATAGGTAATATCTTTATGTTCATTACATTTATCATAAAGGGTCTTAAAATGGTTATCAGATTCTTCCCAACCATAAATTTTAAAACTAGAAAATACATTCAAATGAATATCATCAAAATGTTCTGCTAATTTTTCAAATACTGGAACTAAAATACCTAATCCCCTCTGGGGTGTTGATGTGTAAATAATATTTACTTTCTTTTTCATATGTAATGATTTGTCTAATGGCGTAATACCATTCTCAATTACAATATCATTATCACTATATGGAATTCCTAATTTCTCACGAAACATATTATATTGCCAATTACTGACATATACTATCTTGTGAAACTTACTCCTGAAATTATGGTCTTTTAGTTTATTGCATTCTGGGTCTTCTGGTAAATCATGAACCCAATAAATTCTAATCTTAGATTCGTCTAATTCTCTGACCCTGGAACAAATAATTTGAAATTCAGATTGTAAATCCTGGGGCAGTAGCCTAGCTAGGTGGCGCTTGGCAAGTTCAGTTCCGCCATTAGCATTGATAGAAATTTCATTTTCTTCAAACATAAGTGTCTAATACCTTTTCATAACTTAAAATTGGAATATCGCATTTTTTAAGGAAATTAATTCCTTCCAGGGAGCGGTATGCATGCTTGTATATAACTTTACTTGCTCCTGCTTGGTATATAGCCTTAGCACATTCAATACAGGGGGAATGTGTGGTGAATAATACCGAATTCTTTGAACTGTCATTTGATTGTGCTAATTTCATGAGACAATTCATTTCCGCATGTATGACTTCCGGTTTAGTAACTAATCTACCTTTAATTAATTCCTCACATGCATTATCCCAGCCACTTACAGTGCCATTATATCCAATACTAAGAATTCTATCATTATTTACTGCTATACAACCCACTTTTAATTTAATAGCCGAAGAAAGTTTTGATGTTTCCTCGGCTATATTCATAAAATAGTTAATAAATTTTAATTTCATTATGATAAATCGTCCTTGTCTCTAATACCTTTATATGATGGATGGCGAGGTAAATCCTTCATTCCTACTGGAAAATATCTATATTTGATAATTAGACCTGATACTTTATCTCTATTTTCCCAGAACCATTTTCTGTCATCATCATTAAATCCAGTCCCTAGACCAAATTCTAGACCATTATGAATATCTCTTACATGTAGAACTCCCATAGTATCCATTGGCACTAGGTCTGCCTGCGCGGATGATCTAGCTGTTCTACCTAATTCATTTGTAAAGGAGGGATTGTCATTATGATATTTACATTCCATGGATAGAATTACTGCCTCAGAATCTACAAACCGTTTCAGTTTACCCAGACCACCTTCCTTAGCTGTGGATCGGCCATATTTGTAGTGTGATTGTGGACTTCTTACCATTACACCTTCATAACCTAATTCAGTATAATAAACTTCAAGAGCATTTAGTTCGTCTATTGAATGGATTACTTTATTGGGAAGAATTGATACATTTGTTTTAATTTTTAGATTATCGTCATTATTAATAAAATACATTCTATCTAAAAATTTATAATCTGGCAATTTAAAATTATCGAAAATATAAAATGTAGTATATTCTTCGCCATCAAAAGACATTACATTTGATGTAGTTTTATTAAAGACATTAGGATCGGTTAGATTTCCAGTAATTAATTCTCCATCATATCCAATCAATTCTTTAAAATTAAATTTTTGTTGAACCATTCTATTCCGAATGGGTTTTAATGAACGAGATAATACTCCATCTTCAGTAATTGCAGCACGAATACCATCAATCTTTGGGCTTACATATAAAAATCCATCTCTTTCTAGCAATTTTTCAAAAATCTCCAAATCACCACTATATGCAAGCATAGGTTTAAATGTTTTCATTATTTAATCTCCAAAATTTAAATTAACCAATCTAAGATTATTGGGCCATTATAATCATTTTCAAAAATATACCAAAAATACTCACTATTATCAAAATTTATATTATCCATCCCATCTAACTCCCATTTAGGTCTATTTGGGATTACTAAAATTTGTTTTAATTTTTTTAAATTATTAAACCAAATAGTTCGTTTTTGTGTGCCTATCCAAGAAGATTTCTGTAAAATGATAACTCTATCTGAATATAATAATCCTTTTTCTACAAAATGACAAGCAAGACTAAAAGGAGGATTTGTTATAATAGAATCATATTTTTCTCGTATTTCTTCCAGTAAAAAATCTCCAATTATACAATTGTTTTTACCTAAAATATTCAAAATCCCATTATTATTCCAATTATCGTATTCTTCAACTCTAATGTCAATTATTTTATGATTGTTGATATTAGATTTATTTTCTATAATATATTTAATCATTCTGCCGTCACCCGCTGATGGGTCCAATATTCTTCCTGAAAAATATTCCGGGTAATTATCTATTAATTTTTTATAAACATATATTGGACTTCTAAATACTTCATATTGTTTATGTTCTAATTTTAAATTAGATTTGATTGTTCTTTTATCTATTTTCATTATTACATTCCCATTTAGTATTTCCACACATCTCCCCATGATCCTTCCAGGGCACCTTTAGAATAATCTGTGTTGTTGCTTTCAAAAAAGTTACCGTGGGTTTTAACGTTAATCATATACTCTACCCAGGGTAGTGGATTTTTCTTAATTTTGAATATTCCTTTTAGTCCTAGTGAGATTAATCGTCTATCACAGATATAACGAATATATTGTTTAACTTCATCTGCGGTTAAATTTTTCATTGGTCCCATTTTGAATGCAAGATCAATGAAGTTATCTTCTAATTCAACAATTTTAGTTGCCATACTATAAATTTCAGATTTCAGTTTATCTTTCCAAATATGTCTATTTTCCTCAATGTATGCACGAAACAATTTAATCATATTATCACAATGATGCGATTCGTCAACAATGCTCCATACGATAATTTGCCCCATTCCCTTCATCATACCATTACGTTGAAAATTAAGCAACATAACAAAGCTACTGAATAACTGAACACCTTCGGTAAATGCTGAGAATGCTGCAATTTGTTGTGCTAATGAATTTTCATCAGATGATGCAATAGTCTCAAAGAAATCATGTTTATCTACCATTTCTTTATATTGACTAAATTCTTGATATGTTGTTTCTGGCATACCAAGACTTTCAATCAAATGTGAATATCCTGCAATATGAATTGACTCTCTATTGGCAAAGGATAATAACATCATTCTAACTTCTGGTTGGGGAAAATAGGGAAGATATTTCGTTACATATCCCTCTGCGACCTGAGTATCTCCTTCCGTAAAGAACCTAAAGATTTGTGTTAGAAAATATCTTTCACTATCATTTAATTTATTATTCCAGTCTTTAACATCATCAATCATAGAAACTTCTGTGTGAAGCCAATGTGATTGTTCCGATTCTAGAAACGCATCATACGCCCAGGGGTATGAAAACGGGCGAAAATAATTTCTTTTATCTGTTAGTTTAATTTTACTCATATCAATTAGCCCTCACATTGGATGCATTCGTTTTCATCATTATTCATTTGTAATTCTGGAATTTCTTCAATTACATTTCTCTCGATTTGTTCAGATAGATTATCTGCTCTTTTTAATTTTTCACTTCTACAATAATACAATGATTTGATACCAAATTTCCAGGCCAGAAAATGTGTATTATGTAATTTTTGTATCTTCACATTTGGTGGTAGAAATATATTAATAGATTGTCCCTGATCAATATATTTCTGTCTCATTGCTGCTAATAGAATAATCCAATTCTGATCAAGTTCCATGGCAGTTTTAAATACATTTTTCTGATGTTTAGTCAGAAAACTTAGATGTTGAACTGATCCATTATTTGATGCGATATTTCTCCACATATCCTCAATATCTAAATTCAATTCAGCACATTTTTTCACTAGAATTTTATTTAGAAATTTATTCTTATTCAATCCTGCGCCAGATAATGTATCTTGTCTATATGCATTAGCTGAGAATGGTTCGATAGATGGTGAGGTATTGCCCATAATAATAGATGTAGATGCGTTAGGAGCAACACTCATTACATGTGATAATCTATTACCTGTTCCCTCTGCATCTGGGGCTTCGCCGCGTTCCTTACCTAATCTTTTATTAGCAACATCACATTGTTCCCTAATATGTTTGAACATTAGATTATTAATATTAATCGCTGCTAGACTTTCAAATGCAATATTATTTTTGATAAACTGAAATTAACAATATTAAATAGTATGCAACTAAAATTGTT